CATGCAGAGCCCCCGGGTCATGATCTCCGGATGCACCCGGGTCCCCCGGGTCATGATCTGCGGTGGATCCAGAGCCCCGGGGTCATGATCTGCGGTGCATCCAGAGCCCCCGGGGTCCATGATCTGCGGTGGATCCAGCTCCTTCAAAAAAAATCTCTGTCTCAAAAAAAATTATATTTCAAACGAAAAAATATTTTCAAAATATTTTTCATTGCATCCTCTTTTTTTTTTACGAGGCCATGATCTGCGGTGCATCCGGAAAGATGGATCCCCCGCGTCCGGGGTGCATCCAGCTCCTTCAAAAAAAAAATCTCCCCAAAATATTTTTATTTTATTCTGGGAAAAGTTTTTTTGGATCTGATCATTTCCTCGGGTCTGTCTCCCACGAAAAAAAAACTTCTGCTGCATGAATAAACCGCTCATGTCGCTCTGTCTGACACCCATCTCATTCCATCCCGTCCTCCGCATTGTTCCAACAGATATTATCCTGTTTGATGGCAGGGAATTCTTCATCGAGGATGTCAGACATGATATATCAGCCGATGGCCTGTCTGTCTACATAACCGACCGTGCGACAATGAAGGCGCGACAGGTGCCTATCCGTTCATTGGCCATCTGGAAGACCAACAGATTTATACCAGTCGATACGGTCCACAGCCCGGCGGACATGACTCCCATACCATTACGGACCCGATCAGAATCCAAAAAAAACAAACGCCCGGTGAGCATGGATGAGGCACCAATCCCTCTTCGGACGCGTTCCAGGAAGAATCAGCAGCAGACCCCACTCTACTGTGCCCCATCGTCCGTGGTCTCCACATGTGTCGGCACCGTGAATACATCCGACCAATCTTATAAGCGCCGAAAGATGAAGCAGAATGATGAACTCATCGAGGATACATTCACCTACCTACGCAAGACAGGGTCCGCATCATTGGGTCCCGTAAAAGTGCTTGCTCTGGATGATTTTACGGATCTTCACGATGGAAAACGACGCCTGAGCACACTGTGCTCCTACATGATGCATGGCGGTCGCAAATCGAACTTTTATGTGATCAACCCCCAGCCCGATATCTTCCGCGAGGTATACAATCGGGGCGGGTACGGGATCCCCCTCCTCGTCAGGGACGCCCTCGCAAAACCCTACATCAGGTTCCCCCGCTTCGACGTGATTTATCTCGATTATACCAGCAAGTTCAGGACAATCGAACCCGATATCGCCCTCCTCATGGAAAGGAATGACCAGCTGCTAAAGTCAAAAGCCATTCTTCATCTGACAGTATCGAAGCGAGGCGTCGGATTACACGATTATCAGAAAGAAATAGCCCGCTATATCGATAAGATTATACACTATGCCCGCCCACATGGCATCCACGTGGACGTGATCCGCCAATATGACAGCCCCAAAATGTTCAAGATCGACGTCCTCCTCAGAAAAGAACGACGCTCCTCCAATCCATAAGATCCATCCGGCAGATGAGATGGAGAGACATCATTGTGGCTCCTTTCCACAAAAAAAACTTCAAAGGCATATATCAAACCCTGTGCGGGTCAATTTGGAATTACTCGGGCTTACTCGGATCTCCTCTCTGAATCCTTAAGGATTAGCTGAATCCTTAAGTGTCATCAAAGTCGAGTTGAGTTTGGGTTTAACCCGCACAGGGTTTGGAATATTATCCTTCTAAAATTTTTTCTTGTGGCAAGATATTAAAATATTCATGGACAAGATCAATATACAACAAATTACGTTGGAAGAATTTAAGCAGAAATTTACAGAGAATCCGCGATGGCTGAAATACACAATATTTGATGCCTGCAAGAATGGTCGTCTCGACATTGTCCAATTCCTGGTTGATGAACAAGGGTTCGACGTCAATGAGGGGGGTGTGAACTTCATGACTCTATTGATGTATGCAGCCCAAAACGGTCATTTCAATATTGTCCAACAGGGTTGAAACCAACCCCATCAAACTTTAATACGGCTTAAGAACAACATCGTCTTCTTAAGCCGGCCTAAAGTTGGTTTCAACCCTGTTGTCCAATACCTGATAAATAAGGAGGCAGATGTCAACACGAGATCCGGTCTTGTGTTATTAAATAGGCCACGGGGTGAGACCGCGTTAATGTTTGCAGCCGAGAATGGTAATCTGGATATTTTCAAGTTGCTGGTCGATAATGGGGCTAATATTGGCGACGACGATTACGGCAAGACCGCACTGATGTATGCCGCCGGAAGAGGTCATCCTGATATCGTCAGATACTTGGTTGACGAAAAGAAGGTGAACGTTAATCAACCAGATGATGATGGGAAGACCCCGCTCATGTATGCGGCAGAGAGTGGGAATCCGGAAGTATTTCATTACTTGATTGAAAAAGGGGTGGATATATCTGCAGCTAGTAAGAAGGTCGGGTCAGTCCTGCCGCATGCCGCGGCAGGAGATAATCCTTCTATCCTCCAATATTGTCTTGAAAAAAACCCACAAGCGGATATCGATGAGGCACGTGAGTATTATAATGGGCGCACCGCATTGATGCTTGCAGCACAATCGGGTAATCTCGAAGGCGTGAAATTATTGGTCGGTAAGGGAGCCAAGATTAACAAGATAGATAATAATGGGGCACCTCATTAATGTTAGCAGCATTATCGGGTAATCTCAAACTGGTCCAATTCTTGGTCGGTAAGGGAGCCGACATTCATCATAAAAACGATTATGGGGAAACCGCATTGATGGCTGCAGCGATCTCGGGTAATCTCGAACTGGTCCAGTTTTTGAATGCGATATCAATGACAAGGACAGGGTTGAAACCAACCCCCATCAAACTTTAACACGGCTTAAGAACAACATCGTATCCTTAAGCCGGCCTAAAGTTGGTTTCAATCCTGGACAAGGACACTGACTACCATGATCTGCATCTCCTTCCTGTGAGGGGATACAAAATTGAATCGTGTATATGCATTCGAAGAAGGAAACATGCTGTCCGAGGATCAGGAGACCGCCCTGATGGTCTACCAGGCGGGCGCGAACCTGCTGCTGATCGGTGCCGGTGGAACCGGCAAATCATTCCTCATTACCAAGATCTTCAGGGAATCCTCCGTCATCACATCCACCACCGGCGTGTCCGCGTTCAATGTCAGGGGCATAACCATCCACTCCTTCCTCGGGATCGGCACCGGATCCGCTCCATTCGACGTCCTCCTGCGCCGTGTGCGCAAGAACCGAGCGGCGGTCGATCGGATCCGCACGGCGACATCGGTCGTCATCGATGAGGTCAGCATGTTGTCCGCATCGCTCTTTGAAAAGATGGACCGTCTCTGTCGATGGATCCGCACGCGGCCTGACGCCCCATTCGGTGGGATACGTCTGGTATTGTCGGGCGACTTCTTCCAGCTGAGCCCCGTTTTTGACGACTCGTCCGACGACCACCGGCTGGTCTTTGAATCGCCCGTGTTCACGGAAATGTTCGGCCCAGACAACACCGTCATACTCCGCCACAACCACCGCCAGGATCATGCCGGCGCCTTCCACTCCCTCCTGATGCGCGTGCGAGAAGGGGAGCACACGACCGATGACATTGATGCACTGACGTCCCGCCTCGATACTACTACGCCAGCCGAAGGTCTGGGCGGTGTCCACCTGGTGAGCACCAAGCTCCGTGCGGCAGAGATCAACGCGCACAACATGTCGATGCTATCGACCGATCCTGTGCTATTCGAATCCAAGTTCGCATGTTCCGGGGGCACAGAGGCCAATAGGCAGTGGCTCATGGACGAGCTGTGGAGCCAGCTCGAACAGAGGGATCTGAACCGCGTCGTCCTCAAGAAGGGGTGCTCGGTCATGCTCGTCATGAACATGGATGTCGAGAGCGGCCTCGTCAATGGGCGCACGGGCGTCGTCTCCGACATTATCAAGAACCACCCCGTCGTGTCGTTCGATGGGGGCGACCCGATCATCATCACCCCCACGACAATGAGCATCGATCACAACGGGGCGACGTGCACGGCAACCTTCACGCCCCTGATACCGGCATACGCTCTGACGATCCACAAATCACAGAGTCTGACACTCGACAGGGCGATCCTGGAGCTCGGCGGGTGCTTCACGGATCACATGGTCTATGTCGCCCTGAGTCGTGTGCGCACGATCGATGGGATCAGCCTCCTGACATTCAATCCCAAAAAAATCCGGGTCAATCCATCCGTGGTCTCGTATATGCAGAAGGTCCAAGAACAATCAGCCTGAAGTTTTTTTTTTATTCTGAATAATAATCAGCATGAAAAAAAAATTCGTCCTCACATCCAATCCCACCATCATCTCTCATCTATCACGAAGCGACCGGTGTGTCGACCAACCACCCCCCTGTCCACCGTGGTGTGTCGAATACACGACACGCGACAAAAAGTCCTACAAGTGCCGCACAAAACCCCCAAAAAAAATCAAGCCCATCTGTCCAGGGTTCACCTCGAAGAATCCCAAACTCTGACCGCGTTAACTAAGGATCGCATGTCATCAAAATTGAGTTTGGTGAAATCCCCACAAGGTCCAACCTCGCATACCCCCTCCAACTCTTTAATCCTGTCTTCAAACCCACCTTAAGGATTAGGACAATCCTTAATTGTCTTCAAAATCGGGTTAGATCATTTGTGGGTAGGGGTTGTTGGTGCCCACCTCGGATCCCGCGGGGCATTTCTTGTCTTTGATCCACTCATTGTATTGTTGGATCGTAGCTGCCGGGATGATCTCGTTGTATTTTGCATCGAGGATAACTTCGGCGGCTTCTTTTGTGATGTAAGTCCTGTTCTTGCGAGTAAGAGTGGGGATCCTGGTGCACAACAAGTGCTCCAGCATCTTGTCCTTGTATTCTGGTGTCTTGGTAATCTCATACATTATCCTGTGGATGCTCGACACAGTGCCCATATCCTCCATCAGCGTCGGGAAGATGGAATTGAAGAATACGGCTGTGAACAAGATCAGGGCGATGGCACATCGCACAGAACGAATGACCACTGGACCATTAAATACCCTGATGAGCGTGCTTCCGAACAACCATCCCGATGCAGCAAGCATGCCCACCGATAGCAGAGTCGTCAGGACACCATAAGCCAACAATAATCTGAGGCTGACATCCGGGAAGCTCTCCTGTATCGGGCCCCCCAGAAGCATGGACGAGGCCCAATCCATTACCAAGAGACCGACCAGGACACCCAATAGTATGAAATCGAGGCGTTCAGCACCCAGCTTGGGGACGAACAGCGCGGCGATAAGCACAACCATGAGAATGATCTGTAAGAAATGGGGGCTGCGGGAACACGCCTGTGCGTAAAAAAAGACTCTGACATTTTTTATTTATGTGTCATGAACTTTTTTTTTGTATCAGAATAAATGCAGGCAGCATCGCAGCAGACAACAACTGATAAAATCAGTAAAATCGTCGAATCTATCTTTGAAGATGCCGACAGGCTGGATGACATCATGGCGACAATCACGAGCGACTTTGAAAAAATCCGGCCCAAGATCCCAGACAATGATCACCACCTGCTGGCACTATACAACGAGTATTTTGATGATTTTTACAAGGAATGTCATGCTCATGTCAGGTTCAGAAGGAGTCTTGACAAACCGATCCAAGCCTTCCTCAGGAATATCGACAAACAGACCGTGGATATGAAGAGGCGCTTCTTGGACTTTATGAAGAACTACTATGATTTTCATGCAAAAAAGTTATTCTATTTTTTTTCAGACCTGCGCATGAATCATCTCAACAAGATGCCGTTGCTCGTTAAGGGCAGGATGACCCAGTTCTTACAACCCCATCAGTTCGCGACGAGCATAAGAGAGGTCAGGAATAGTCGGTTCCAGCAGCTGGATCAGCGCGAACGGACATTCATGCAGCAGCTGAAGCGGCGCACCACGAACCCTCAGAACATTCAGAAGATGCAGTCCCTGAAGGACTTTATCCCCGTCCTGCAGGCATCACAACGGCAACAACGCACCGGTGGTGGAGCCGCCAAATGAGAATAATTTAAGAAATTAAATTCAGATTCATTTGAATTTAATCCATACCCTGGTTGAAACCATCCGCAGATTATTGATGAGACGGCTTAAAGACGTGATATGTCTTTAAGTCATTTCGGTCATTGCTTTAAAGCGGTTCCAACCCTGATCCATACCCTGGTTGAAACCGCTCTTAAGCAATGATCGAAATGTCATCATCATGGGGGTATTTAATAAGATAGGTGGAGTTTCCAAGCCCTGTATGGATTAACCTGAACAGGGTTGAAACCAACCCCCATCAAACTTTAATACGGCTTAAGAACAAGATCGTCTTCTTAAGCCGGCCTAAAGTTGGTGTCAACCCTGAACCTGAATGACTTCTGAATTAAATCCAATTCCACTCACCTATTATGAATGAGTTAAGAGGATAACATATTGTTAAGGTAGGATCAAAAAGAGTAATTGAAGAAATAAATTCAAATGAAATGGAGATGAATTAGATCCATACAGGGCTTGGGAGTCAGGGTTGAAACCAACCCCCATCAAACTTTAATACGGCTTAAGAACAACATCGGCTTCTTAAGCCGGCCTAAAGTTGGCTTCAACCATG